TGTACATATATATTGACAGACACCGCTCGTATGAATACCTCAAGATGTACCTCGTGCCCGAACGCACGCGCGCGGACAAGGAGAAGAACAAGCAGACTCTACTGCTCGCAGATGCGATAAGGTCTAAGCGCGTCGTGGAGTTGCGCAACGGCAAGTATGGTTTCGTCACACGCGCCACATCCGTTCGTTTCTTCGAATACTACCGCTCAATGTGTGAGCACAGGCTGGGGAAACAGAGTAAGGCCAATTGGGGTAATTGGACTTCGTGCCTGCACCATCTGCGACGGTACGAGAAGCGAGATAACATCACGTTCGAGGAGATAACGCCTGAATGGGTGCAGGGTTTTAGGGATTATCTCGAAAGGGATGCGGTCGCTTGGGCGCACGATAAGCGTAAGCGAAAGGAGTTCAAGCCTTTGTCGCGCAACTCAAAGGTGTCTTACTTCAACAAGTTGCGGGCATGCCTAAATCAAGCGTTCGAGGAGCGCATCATTCCCAACAACCCGATACGCGGCATAGACGGTTTCAAAGCAGAAGAGGGCACTCGCATGTATCTCACATTAGAGGAGGTGAAAAAACTGGCGCAGACAGAGTGCGACTTCCCGCGGATAAAGGCGGCGTTTTTGTTTTCATGCCTTACGGGTCTACGGCGGAGCGATGTCCTGCGCCTACGTTGGGGCGACGTGCACCAGCAAGGCGATTTCACGCGGCTAATATTCAGGCAAAAGAAAACAGATGGCTTGGAATACCTCGACATAACGTCCGAGGCCGTACATCTTATGGGCGATAGGGGTAAGGCCGAGGATTATATCTTTACGGACATCCTCGCGCCGTCGGCCACGAACAACGCTATCCGCGTGTGGGTCGCGCGTGCTGGCATCGACAAGGACATAACATTCCATTGCGCACGCCACACGTTCGCCGTGATGATGCTAGACCTCGGTACGGACATATATACGGTGTCAAAACTACTTGGACATCGGGAATTGTCCACGACACAGATATATGCCAAGGTGATGGATAAGAACAAGCAGGCGGCCGTGTCCGCTATCCCGTCGGTGCTTGGAGGCAGGAACGAAAAAGGGGAGGTTAAGTAACCTCCCCTTTGCTTTTTCGTGTGCCTCGCTCCATTATTTCACCCCTACCCGTCAACAGCCATTCGGCCGACACGCCATATCCCTCCACGAGATACGTAAGCCATGCCGTTTGGAATATCCCGCTAGCAGGGTTATTTTCTAGCGAGTTCATGTTCCATCGGTTGATGCCGAAACGCGCAGTGAACGTCTGCTTGCCCCTTATGATGCGCAATGATTTCAAATGATACAGGGCTTCAAAGAATCTGCGTATCACCTTCTGACTGTCTTCTGTCTGCATAACTCTTTTGTTTTTTCGTTGCGGCCGCGAATTTGGCCGCTAACTCGTTTCCCCTTGTGTTTCCCGCCTTTCCCATTCCGCAAACGCGTCGGGGCTAAAATCGGGCATTCTTACTGTCTTGACGGCCTGTTCATATTCTCGCAGGTCGGATGGCGACATATATGGAATGTATCTCTCCAATTCGAGCATTTCTCTCGCATGCGTCACGGCCGTACGGCGAAGTTCGGCCATCTTGCCGTCTTCGAGCATTGCGCCCTCGCCAAGCAATAGCCATCGCGCATTTATTTCGGGCAGCACTTTCAACAGCGTTAATACAGGGCGCAGGCCGAAGTTTTCTCCCCGCAACAGCTTTATAAGATACTGCGGTGTCCAGCCGCATAAAGCTGCGAAGTCGCGCTGACGGCCTCCCGTCTTATATTTGACTACGTCTTTCAGCCTGTTGTGCATTACCAAACCGTTATCTTATTCGTTTATAATTATACGCATGAAACGCCGACAACGATTTGTCATGCATTTGTATCGTATTATTGTCCACAATATTGTAATCGTACTGTTTTGTTCTAACTACACTAAAACTGCCATCTTCATTAATACCGTACATATGGATTTCCTTTTTGTCCGCACTAATATTGAAATACATATTCTGCCCCTTATCCCAAGTACCATCAGCATGTCCATATCGATAGGTGGCATCTCCATACGCAATGCCTATAATGTCCTTGCCGACAATCGAGCCATGTATGGTTTTCTTCTCTCCATAAGGCGCGAATGACAGCATTTCATGGAAGTTGTCGCCCTCCTTTTCCCACTTGCCATTTAACACTTTCAAAATTTCGGTTTCCTCTGCGCTGAACTTGCTTGCCTTGTTTTCGTTCTCGTCCTTGCTGCATGCGAATAACGTGAGGAGCAAGGTAGTTAATAAGATTACTTTTTTCATGATTATATATTTTTAGATAATAAAAATTCGGCCTTATGTAGTCTGTTATGTAAAAGACCTATATCATAAGGGATGAAACAATAAACACCGTGACTGCCCATAACTTTTTCATAGGATAACAAAGCTGTTGTTATCTCATTCTTTTTTGAGGGTTCAGCCTCTATCGCATGTTCTGCACGTCTCGTATTCTCGGCCGAGAAAACGTCAACAGCCCGTTTAATCACGCGTATTTCGTTAAGATAATCCTTACGCCGCCTGTATAGCTTCATCAGCCTGTCGAAAGAGTGTAAGGCAGGATAGCCAGCAGCAATGCTTTCTTCATAAACATCAATTGCAGCATCAATATCACCACGTTTTTCAAACCTCATCCCATCATTGTTTCTTCTTGCGGTGTCAAATAAGCGTTCCTCTGCACGGCGTGAAGCTGCCAATGCCTGCATAGCTTCTTCGTAATCCTCATCAGGTATCAACAAAAAATTATCAGAAATTCCACTCAAAAGCGACTTGGTGGCTTCACCTAGATAATACTTCTGTTTTTCCCAGTTTACACACTTGACAAGCGTGTCATATTCTATTCGTTTCATCATTTCATACTCATGCACATCAACACCCTATACACTCCGTACACGTCCTCCAACGACACCTCGAAAGACGGATATTCGGGGTTTATTGATTTACATACGACACAACCTGTTGTATCGGATGGAAACAGCCGTTTAATCACCGTACCATTGCATGTGTCCAATACGTAGACGCGCCCCCAATCGATGAACGCACGTTCGTTGATTTTCTTTATAAGCACTTGCGACCCAGACGGGTATTCGGGTGACATACTCTCACCCGACACCGTTATGGCATAGTCCACTCCCTTAATTGGGGATATAATCTTCTCACACTCGTTGTTCTTGACCGACACCACGAAGTCGTTCAACGAGCCGCCTTGCGCCGAAATTGGAAGCAGGGGTACAGAATATGTGGTATTTTCATTCATCACATCGGCATTTGATGATACAAGCATGTCACCCTCGCCCGTCAAAAGCCACTCCGCACTTACATTGAAGTAATTTGCAAATTTCTTGTTGGTCTCAATGTTTGGTTTAGCTGTTTTATCTCCTTTCAAACGACTGATTGTCGCTTGTGATACACCCGTGGCTCGGCTTAAATAATAAGGCGTAACACCTTTATTATCAAATAATTGTTGCAATCTCTCATTGTACGTACTCATAGGTTATTTTGTTTACAAATGTTAAATTAAAGTATTTTGCAAATAATTCTTTGCAGAATACTTGCATTTTACTTTTATTCTTTATATCTTTGCATCACAATACAAAACGATATTGTACCGCGATTTAAAACTACCGCGCAAATGTAAGAATATTTTTTGACAATAACAAATATAATAAGCAAGAAAATGAGAAATATTGACGAATTGACGGCTGGATTAAAAGCTGGAGAGTGCGTTCTCTTCAACGAGAACGGGAGTGAGTTTAGGTTTAAAAATCTGATGGAGGCCTGCAAGAACGCGACCAACCACGGAAGAAAACCCGAGAATGGGTGGAACATCGTAGATGACCTCGGGGTGACCTACGAAAACGAAGATTGGGGGTTCTTGGCGAGCCTCGTGTAACAGAGTTATAACGAAAACAAATATGAACAACAAGAAGACATTTAAAGAACTGTACGAGGCCGAAAGGGACAAACCCACGGCCGCACAACACTTCATCGCAATGGTGGCCAACATAACCCACCGCTCAACCAACACGGTTAAGATGTGGTTGTCTGGGCGACAAGTCCCCGATGAACTGGCTAGAACCATCATGGCACAGCACTTTGGGTGCGATGCCGAACAATTATTCCCCACAAATAATTAGCGATATGGACAATCAGATTACTATTTTCAACAGCTCCCAATTCGGGGAGATTAGGACGGCTGGCACAGCTGATAACCCGATGTTCTGTTTATCTGACCTATGTCGAGTACTTGAACTCCAAGTAGGCGCGACGAAGAAAAGACTTAACGATAGGGGTATTAGTTCAATTAACACCCCTACCTACAATCAGCACGGAACACAGGTTATGCAAGAAATGGTATATATCAGTGAACAGAACCTATACAAGGTTATAATGCGTTCGGATAAGCCGCAAGCAGAACCTTTCCAAGATTGGGTTTGTGGAGAAGTTCTCCCCACCATCCGTAAGACGGGCGGCTACATTGCCACCGCCCCCGAAATGAGCGACGCGGAGATAATGGCCAAGGCAATGATTGTGGCGCAAAACACCATTGCTAGCCGCAATGCGCGCATCCAGCAGCTTCAAGTCGAGAACAACGAGCAAAAACAGCTGATAGCACAAATGCAAAAAGGTAATGACTACCTTAATGTTATCCTTGAGAGTAAGGGAACTTTGGCAACAACGCAAGTTGCAGCCGACTATGGCATGAGTGCAGTTAAGTTCAACAAGAGATTGAATAAAATGCGCATCCAGCGCAAGGTAAACGGACAATGGATATTGTACACCGAGTTCATGGGCAAGGGTTACGTACACAGCAAGACCATCGCGTTTCAACATTCGGACGGACGCCCCGACACACGATTGTCGACAGAATGGACGCAAAGGGGGCGAATGTTTCTCTACGATGCCCTAAAAGAGGTTGGCATATTACCCCTAATCGAAAGAACGGATTATAATCAATTGACGCAATGAAAATCATAACGAATTGGCGATACTACGTGCTGGCGATGCTGGCAGTCGCCGCGATGACGGCAATATTTTCAGAGCCTGCGGGAGAGGGTATGTTGCTTTGGGTTTCGTCCATGACGATTTCGAAGATTACGGGGCTTGCACTTGGCTATGTCTTTTACCGCGGAGTGCGGTATTGGGGACAAAAGGGCAAACTGCCCGAATTGATTAAACTAGCAAAGGAGGACTGAACATGCAACCACAACCACAACCACAACCGACATTGTCCGACATTGCCCAACAGATAGCGGGTGTCGAAAAGTTGGCCAGGGTGGGCGCAAAGCCCATACTTGACTTGGATGAGGCCTCGGTGTTCACGGGGTTTAGCAAGGGACATCTGTATAGGCTTACCTCCTCACGGGGCATCCCACACTACAAAAAAGGACGCAAGCTGCTTTTCAAAAAAGCAGAGTTAGAGGCTTGGATGTGTGAGGAACGCATAAGGACGGACGATGAAACGGACAGCATGGCGGCGACATACATAGCCACGCACAGGTGATGAAAAGGGTATGTCCGACCCCATTCGGGCACAACGTAAATAATAGCAAAACAACACAATATGAAAAAAATCATTATTAAAAGGCTATCCCTTGTGAATTTCAAGGGCATTAGAAATCTAACAATAGACTTCAACGAAAGTGTAACCACCATTTCAGGTCGTAATGGTCTTGGTAAAACAACCATCTTTGATGCGTTCACTTGGCTGCTATTCGGTAAGGATAGCAAAGAAAGAAAGCAGTTCGGCATCAAGACCTACGGAAAGGACGGACAAACCATTCCACGCCTACCACACGAGGTTTCGGGCGTGCTGGACGTGGACGGGAAGGAAATAACCCTTTGCCGCCGTTTCACAGAAAAATGGCAAAAGAA